CGTAGATCGTACCACCGCTATGAGGTGTGATGATGAGCGCAGATCCGACTCCGGGTCCCCTAGTTGCCATCATGACCGGTCTTCGCGCGCATCATCCTCGGCGCGCGTTGACGCTCATCATCACACCTCTTATATGTGGTGGTGCGAGTGGTGTCTAGAAGGGTTCGTTCGGCGGGGCCACCGGGGTCTTCGGCGGAACCGGTGCAGAGCTGACCGACACGGTGGGCACCGAGATCGGGACGCTGGGCGTGGACACTCCGCCGCCTGGGATGACCGGTACGGGCGGTGCACCACTCGGACCCGAGGTACCCGACGGGGATGACTGTGCGAACACGCTGGGGTTGCCCACACTGGGTTGCTGCGGGACGGGATAGAACGCCACGAACTCGTTGCGCTGCTGGTCACGGAACAGCTTGATGTCCACCTCGGCCTCGACGAGTCGACCGTCGATCGCGCTGGCCACGGTGCGCAGCGACTGCTCGAGGTTGAGACCCGACTGTGACAGCTGGGTCCAGAACGACTCGGTGATGCCGATGGCCTCGAAGTTCTTGAACCACCGGTTCAGAGCGAACGCGCTGTCCGGTGCCATCACGAAGTTGTTCATGAGGTCCTTGCCGTGGCGATCACCACCCTGAACCACGAGGTGAACCACGATCATCCACGAGCCGGTCGACGCCTGCCGCACATCGGGACGTGTGATCATGAACCGGTAGCGACCCACGTCCAGTGGCTTTATCGCGTCATCTGCGGTCTTCTTCAACGAAGACCAGTTGATCTCACTCACTTACTCTCTCCCTGCCCGAAGACATCGTCTCCGTAGATCGTGTACATCATACTAGTGATGCTGGGATCGGTGATGACATCACCCAGGAGACCCTGGACTCGTTCACCTGACTCGAACTGTGGATGATCCGACATAACGAGCAGCTTCTTGTGCTTGGCGGTCGCCTGTCCGTTCGCGTCGAGGTCACTGTCCGTGTAGAGGTAACCACAGATGTCAACCCAGTACGGCAGTGCGCGACCGATGCTTCCCTGCATCGCCGGACGCCACCGACCACCCTTCTCCTCCGTCTCGGCGACGAATCCGGCAAACTGGATGGGCAACTCCGGGATCAGTGACAGGTCGCGGATGTCACGGATCCACTTGTCCATGTAGACGAGTAGGTCGCCCCAGTCCTGGATGCGCATCTGCTCGAGGCCGCGCATGTTCGTCTTGAGCTTACGCTGTGCCTCCGTTACCGAGTCGACGATCACCGAGCGAAAGTCGTGCGGTGACTGCTGGAGGTGCACATACCCACTGGTCAGCGTTGCCCAGTCGGTAACCGTGACCATCGCCGCGTCCCAGGTGCCGTCGTAGCGCGGTGGTGGTTCATCCCGTGGATTCCACGCGATCTTGCGCAACGGCGTCGCGCTCTTGAATCCTTGTGTCCTGATGAACTTCCAGGATCCCTCCACGTCGAAGACACAGAGTGGTGGTGGTGCCGTCGACATCAGTGTCGACTTACCCACCTTCGACGGCGCGTGGATCAGCGTCGAGATGCTCTCCTTCAACTATCTCCCTCCTCACTCTCAACACCGTAGTACGTCAGTGGATCGCGTGAGACGTACATGGCCCTGAGCATGTCCTCCACGCGACTACCGTCGTCGAACATCCCGCACACCTGGAAGAAGTCGCACTTCCAGTGACAGTCACGCGTCGGCCGTGGGTAGACGATCGCGAGTGGGTCTTCACCCTCCTCGAGTCGCTGACGAACCGACTGGATCTCATTGATGACACCGAACGTCCGCGTCTTGAACGACTCGAGCTCGGTGAGGTTGTGATGCACCTCGATCCGATCGTAGAACGGCGGCTTGGCCGTCGCGGTGCGCTTCACCTTGCGAAGCATGTTGTAGAGCGAGCCGTCGCAGCGTCGCTCACCCTCCTCCGTGGACAGCCACTCGATGAGGTGATAGTGCAGCATCTGCGGGTGAAGCGGTGCCAGACGTCGCCACGTGTTGAACTCACCGACAGTCTTGTGATCGATGAACATGCGCACACCGTCACTCGTGCGCTCCACCTGAACGTCGAGCTTCGCGATGAGCTTGATCTTCGCATCGTGACCGAAGTGCTCGGACACGTCCGCCTCAACGTACGACTCGGACTGGATCACCCTCAGGTTTGCGTCGTGACCCTCTTCGGCCAGCCACTGCACGTAGCCCTCGATCATGGCACGCTCGAGGACCGCCTCGGCAGAGAACTTCTTCTCCAACACCAGATCTACGGAGTCCGACCCGAGGGCACGCACTACCCGCGTCCAGTCCTCCGCTATCAGCCGTTCGAGCGCGGTACGTGGATCGACACGGGTCTGACCGTCGGGCACATACCAGGCCTGTAGAGCGCGGTGGATTCGACCACCGATGGCGAGCGCTCCAGTGGGTGACTCGACGCGCGCCGCCAGCCAGCGGTAGTACACGAGCCACCACCGACGTCGACAGTCTTGAAACGTCTGGATCTCGGAGTTCGAGTAGAGTTCATAACCCTGCGAGCGATCGGGTCCAACGTAGAGTGATCGCTCGAGGTCGTGATCAGAGATTCCCGTCGCCAGAGTGCGGAGAGCTGTCCAGTCGACGCCTACCGGTGTCGACCCCGGTAGAACAGTGGACGATCCCGTGGATCCGGTAGGTTCGTCCACACTGCGTGGAGACTCGGTAGGACGGGAAGTACCGTCGTCTCCTGCGAGGATCTGATCGCTTCCCGGATCAGATCCCTCGGGATCACGGCCGTCTCCTCCAGGTCGACCCAGGAGTCGTGCCAGAATCGGCTCGAGTCTCGCTCTCTCTGCTGCACTGCACGTTCCCTTGTTCTCGATGCGCCAGATGACACCCTCGGACAGTTCGGCCTCGAGGGCGAGCTTCTTACGTGATGTTCCGCGACCACGCACCGCGGTGATGTCCAACTGGATCTGGTCCAACGTAGTCACTAAACTCCTAGTCGGTGTCGTAGCCGGCGAGTCGCGTGGTCATCACAGTGATGATTCCCTGGAGAATGTCCAGCCCGTCGACATCACTCGAGAATGCGGTGAGATCTTCGATGAAGTGTTCACCCGGACAGACGGCTATGCAGCTCAGTCCGTGCTTCTCCTTGTGCCGCTTCAGCGCGTCGAGTAGGTGATCAACGTACGCGTTGGTACACCGAAGTCCCTCTTCTGCGACGTGTATGTCTTCGGGTGTCGCATCACGAAAGTTCTTCCAGCTCACCGTGACCATCCTAGGTTCGTCCCGAGTAGGCGTGACTCTTCGGCATCGATGTCTGCGACGGACCGACCGTGTGCCAGAAGAGTGGCCCTGTCACGCTGGATCTCTTCCAGTCGCGCCAGCTTAGTCAGTAGTCGCGGTATCTGAACCGTCTCCTCAACGGTACCGCGTGTGATCACATCAATGATGCTGATCGACTCGTGGATCTCCGAACCGATGCGGTGAATACGGTCCTCACCCTGCTTGTTGTCGATCAGTGACCACGACCGCTGTAGGCAGACCATCGCCGACGCCGCGGTCATCGTGAGACCCGTTCCACCGGCCTTGAGCGTCATGAATAAGACTCGGTGCTTACCGGTCTGGAACTGGTTCAGCTGCCACTCACGCTCTTCTTGAGAGAGACCACCGACGATGCGAGAGAAGCTGATGCCGAGCCTCTCATAACGTCGCATCGCGAGCTCCAGTAGCTGTCGATGCTCCGTCGAGACCACATACTGCTGTCCGACGAGCTCATCATGTATCACCAGTAGTTCGTCCAGTTTGGGACTGGCCGGTGTGTCGATCATTGTGACCCTGAGACGCTCTCGACCGTCCTCGGTGAACTCCCCGGTCCGCTCAACTGTGCAGTAAGATGATGAGAGCTGCAGGAGTCGGGTCTGTGCCACCAGGTCGTTAGGTGCGACGAGTAGCGAGCCGTCATCCAGTCGTGTGATGAGACCCTCACTGATCTCACGGTACGCCTTGGTCTGCTTGGGTGACATGTCCACGTAGTGCTGTGTGCGGATCTTCGGCGGTAGCTGCGTGAGAACCAGCGCCTTGGGCATCCGCCGGAAGCGTGGGTCGAGAATCCCGTAGAACTCCGTGGACGTCTGTGGGTTAACGCCGACGACCGACAGGCCACCGTTGCTGTCCCACGACATCAGACAGTAGCGGTCGATGAACGCACCCTTCGACGGATACTCGGTAGGATCCACAAAGTGCATGATGGGCCAGATGTCATCGGGTGCGTTCGCGACGGGTGTGCCGGTGGCCGCCCAGCGTCGTGTGACACTGGACTGGTGGCCCGCGTGCCACACCGCGCGCGTCTGCTTCGACTGCGGATCCTTGATCCGGTGTGCCTCATCGACGATCACCACCTTGAACGGGATCTCGTTCAGTTCCTTGTGGTGAACCTCGCAGCGTGACACCGTTAACTGTGGGTCACCACTCTGCTTATCACACGAGATGCACCGCGCCAACCTCACAGATCCGTAGGGCGCGAGTCGCGTGTGAAGTCGTACAGCCTCGATGTTGATGATGACGAGAGCGTTACTCTCTCGTGCCGGACCCGCGAACAGCTTACGCTTGTTCACCGCAGAGCCCTCGATCATCACAGGCAGGGCCTCGGGCAGCCACCGCTCGACGTGCTGTCGCCACGACATCTTCACACCGTTGGGACAGATCACCAGGGCGGGAAGCGTGTCTAGTCCAGACTGGATCCGCCACCGCAGCGCGGTCAACAGCTGGACGGTCTTACCCGTTCCCATGTCATCGCCGAGAAGTGCGTCACCCGCGATGTTGAGCCACTCCGCACCGACGTGCTGAAACGGGTAGAGTCCCTCGAGATCTATACTCTCGATCGGCTCGGTCTGCAGTCGGAGGTCGGTCGCCGGTG